TTGTATACAACGCTACCGTAACCGGATTGCTGGCCTGCACCAACGCCTTGATAAAAATATCGCCAACCCGTTTGAATCCTCGTGCGTCTCCATCGTTTACTGCGCCAGTAGCAACTACTGAAGTTGCAAATTCTGTTCCGCTGCTGATCAGATCGCGGACAGTGTTATCTGTACATCCAACAAGAGTATCGTTAACGCCCTCTCCTTCTTCAAGCGTATGGCATGTCACTGCTGTTCCATAAACATCAACAATCCATCCTTTTGCAACTACGTCATACACCAGCGTTTTTGGATTACTATTAATATCTTCATAGTCATAGTACAAATATCCATTAGCAAAAGTTAATGTTTGCTTTTCAGGAAGAGAATCGTTTGGCGGATAGATTGTGTAGCCTGCAACAGTAATTGTTGAGGGCGTCGATCCTTCGTGCGGAAACAAGTTATATAGTTGCGTATCCGTGATCGACTGACTTCCAGAGCCTTTGGGCGAAATATAAATTCCATCCTTGGCACGGAAAAATGCATTCATACCAGCTTCCGTGCAAAGGCAACTACGAATGTACAAGCCGCGATTGGTAATCGATTCGATCAGATTAAAGGCGCTTCCGGATACACCGCTGACATTAGCCAATGCAGAAGTGTATGTCGGATCGATAATCCACGCGCGTTCAGTGGAAAACACCATTCCAACGCCATTCACAATACATCCATTCATAAGCGGTTCAGAAGGCGAAGTAACTTCAATCTGATTTGTGTCTGGTGCAGAATCTGGATTGTTTCCTTTGGTAAAGTAAAGCGTTCCTGGCCGATAGGTATCGCCACATGCAAACATGTACGCTGTGTTGTCGGTTGGACCCCACATTGAAGACATCGGTTGCGCCGCGAGAATTGGTTCAGCAATGTTGTAGGCAAGGTTGGTTCCATCCGGTGCATCCGGAAGATACATAGTGATAGTTGAAGTTGGGCGCGTGTAAAACGAATACGACAATTGTGTTGGCGATCCAATCAAAATGACCGTACCGGGTAACCAGCGCGTATTGAAGGTATCTCCGCTAATCCAAGTAATAGTACCACCAGAAATATTAATTACTCCGGATTTGGGCGTATCAATCGATGGAAATGGTTCAAAATTATTGGTGCTGATTGTGGTGTTTGCTGATGCCGCTGAATCGCTGACCGTATCCTGAATCGGCGTATTGTATCCGCTATTCGCATTATCATTGGGTCCAGTGGCAATATACGTGTAACTCGATAAACTGGAATCCTGTCGATAATAATCTACTTTATCCACTTGCGGATCAGTAGAATAGACTGAAGTTACCGTGTTTGCCAATACAGGAACACTTTGTGTTGTGGATGCCGGAGAAGGATTTGACGTTGCACCTGTTTTTGAAGACCGATAAACACATTCGTAGGTAACATTTGTGCGTACATTTGTAGAAAGTGGCGGAATGGTTGCAACTGCAGCGCCCGGCGTCGGTGCGCACGTGATAACCAATGTGCGTCCACTGTGATACCAATAATCCCAGTCAACTTCAAAACTGTATGTCCCGGATTCGCTAAATGTGACATTAAAGTTAGTCGTTACAGCAGATCCGGTGCCATTGATCGAACTCACCGCCATCAGCGGTAATGCATCAACGACAGTCTCGGTTTGCGCATTGTATCCTCTAACGGTTCCCAGCGAAGTTGTAGCGCCTCCTCCAATGCCAAACATTACTTGGTCTTTATTGACTATCTGAAATGCATACGTTCCTGCCTGAGGAACATACATGCTTCCTACAATGCAAGCGTTAAAATCCTGAAAGCCTTCAGATTCCAATGTCGTAGCAAAAAGATCAATGGTTCCTTCAACCGTTGAATCTGTATTCAACGTAGTCCAATAAACTGGATAGCTTGGATTCCCCTCTGTGCTGCTTGGATTCGGATCGAAAATCAGTGAATTGTTTGTAGAAGAACCAATTGCCGTGCTGCTGGTACGCGCCTTTCCCGAACCGGAATCTTCCGGATTTTTCCAAATATAGGTTGCCACCGCACCTGAATGCGGCGAATCACCCCAGTAGTATGCAGTGATGGTATGGTAAAGCGAAACAACGGTTGCGGTAGCTGGCGTCACAACCGTCCAAGCTAAAGTAAAATTTCCGCTATTTACCGAAAAATTTCCGCCTGAAGAGTTGATTCCTACATGCAACTGCACAGCATTTACCGGGACCGTTAAAGTTACACCTGCCCCAACGTCATAGATGTATCCCGTTGTTGTCGATGATGTTTCGCCAATAACGTTTCCGTTAGCATCCGTAAATGCTGCAACAACAACCGAACATGATGTAGCAGTAACTTTTAAAAAATGGCCAGGATATGTCGAAGCTACCCAGCTTGAGCTGGAAGTGCTTGGACTAACATTGCTTAATCCATTAATTTTTGTTGCAGTACCCGTAACCGTCAGAGTCACGGTAGAATTTTCAACGGGAGTATCAATTACAACAGGATTTGTAACAGCGGCAGTTTCCGTTCCTCCAAAATTCCAGTTTGAATTAATTCCGCCGCGATTGGTCCAAGGCATTGCTGTGGCTGGTAGCACATCTGTACCAGTTGTTGTGTAGCTACCCGTACTTACAATAGGTGCATCCTGGGGTTCTTTAATTCCTGTTTTGTAGGTCAGGCCATCAGAGCGAATTTTCAGCATTCCCGTACAGTCAAACGAAGAGCTGGTAATCGTAACAGCCGTGGAAGAATCGCCGATGTACATCCATGGCTGAACAGAAGTATTGGGCCTGAATGGAATCATGGCAACGGGATTGCCGCTAAGTCCGGAAGCAACTTCTGTTGTGTTTACATACATCAATCCTGCTGCGCCGATGATTCTTACATATCCGGAAGAAGGACCCTGCGGAGTTGAATCATTGAGCCGACGCATTGTATGAGGAGTTGCACCAAGCGTGAGCAATGCGCTTGATTCCGTTGTCCGTCCAATCAGGCGATCCTGAAGATATCCACGAACATTTTGAAGATAGGCATATTCGCCCGGCTGGACAAGTTGATCCACCGCTCTGACGGTATCAATGCCGCCAGGCCTAAAGCGAAGACCATCTTTTATCCGACCATAGTTCTGAGGATTCGCCACAATCGTCTCCTGAAACGAGACTTGAGCTATGGCTTATTCCTCTGGGGAGGGCATACTGCTCAGGTATATTGCCGCCATTGTACCACTTTCTACTTTGCCTTTTGGTTTGCATCGTTGAACCGCGCTTGGCTGCGATCCTGCGTCTGTCCACGCTGCACCAAAATGTCCGCAAACGATCCTGTACTTTTCAAACGTGAATTCTCCACTGCACAAGCCTGAATTGCTCGGCTTTCCAATTCCAGTCCCTGCTGAAATTCGGCGCCCCCCATTTTAAAGCAAGCCAGACTCTGTGCTAAATCAAGCACAACATCCCAATTGCTGCGGGAAACCTGCACGTAATCTGTGTCAGCGGATGGAACCGGAGCATTAGCCAAAACAGTTACACCAATCCCGGATCCTGTGGGTGCGGCCAAAAAGTCAATTCCTCCCAGAACAACACAAGGACCGAAGCTGGTCGGCGTAGAATCCCATTCCGGCATATAGCGATCCATCTCTACAATCGACGGCATGTCACAAGCTACGCCATTCACACGTGCCAGCATCGCCCACGGAGTCTTCAGCAATAGGTTTAGGCCGTCCTGATAGCGGCGTAAACAGTAAGAGGCCCGCTGCTGGTCCGTAGCTTCACTTTCGCGGCCCAACAGATCAGCCAATGCACCCCATTCCAATGCCCATGCAAAATCATTGGGAATTCCCAGCAGAGTTGCAGTAGGTGGACTAAACGCCGTTCCTGATTCTAAAACTACGGCTTCGTATTTGCCCGGTCGATTCGGAGCAATATCTACATCCCAAGTCAGCGGCGGTTCCGAAGAAAGCATAAAAGTCTGTGGAGTTCCGCTCGGCATCTGCAAAAATCCAGCCTCATAAAATTCCTGAGCAACTGTGTCATCCCGATATAACGTATTGGGTGATCCAGTCACAGGCAAGTAACGCACGCGTTCTACGTCAATGATCGTGTCCGGCAAAGTCGTGCGCCTAGTGTTTGGCGTTAACGCAATATTTTGTAAAAGCAATTGATTGCAGTTGGATATCTGCAACATTTCGTCGCGGCGTCGCTGCAAAGCCTGAGAAAGATCACTGATCGTAAATTGACTCGTTCCTGTCCAAGTTCCTCCCGTTGGCGGTTCCAACAGCATATATTCCATCATAGTGTAAGAATTTGTGTCGGTCAGAGTCCGTAGTCGCGGTGAAGAAGCAAGCGATCCCAGCGAATTCCAAAGACTGGTTGAGTTATACGTAAAATCAGTTTTCCATGTAAAAGTCATTGCATTGAACATGCGCAGCGCTTTTTGAATGTAAAGACCGTTTTCAGCATCCGTCCAAAAGACATTCCCCGAATCAGCCAGCCGCGAGGCAAGCTGTTGCCGTGCAGTCACGTAAGTGAGCCAACTGTAGGATGCCATCCGTTTACCGCTTCGTCGTCCGAGTTTTTCCTGCTTTTGCTTTTTTGCCTTTTGCTTTCAATCCGCAACATTCAATGTGCGCGGAAGCAATTCGTAGTGCAGCATTGTGATTCGGAGCAACAAAAGTTTTGCTGACATAGGATTCATTCGGGCCTCCTCCATCACTGCTGGTGTGAACAATGTAGCCATTCTCCACGCTGTCGATGGAAGCGTTCACTCTGCCGGATCTTTGCGGTTCATTTTGTGAAATTGCTCGTGTTCTTTTCTTTGCCATTACTCACCTCTTTGTCATAGCCCGTTTGCGGAGGGAACTTTTCTTCGCAGTTTTCATTCCACTCACGGCAATGCCTGGATATTTTCCGTGTACCTTACGCCGAACTTCAGCTTTTTCCGAAGGAGTTCCATGCTGCGAAACGCGCGCCAATGCATTTCTGGCATGCGCTTTGTCTTCGATTGGATATCGCCGACCTTTTAAAGCAAAAGCTTTTGTGGGAATTTTTTCGCGCTTTTTTGTCGTCAATTTTGCCATCGTTTTTCTCCGAGAAAAGGCAATGGCTCAAGCCATTGCTGGGCTTGAGCCATTGCTGATTCCCGAAGAGATCCCTGTTGCGGGGATTGCTGCGGAGGGCATGTTGCTCGACGATACTTCTACAGTCAGACCAAATCGCGTTTTCTGTCAAGGACAGAATTAGCTACGCTTTGTCGTAATTCGTTTTCTCGACCGGCTTTTCTTTTTTGTCTTCGGTCGTGGTCCGATGCGGCCTTCCTTGCGCAAATAGGAAAGCAAAATCGCCTTCGCCTGCCGCTTACTACGCACAATCTTTCCGCCTTTGCCAGAATGCAATTGATGCGCTCTGAATTTTTTCATGATTTCTCTGGCTGGCATCTTCTCTCCTTACTTCGTTTAGGTTTGCTTTGTACTGTCCGTTGTGTTCATAGGCAACGGAGATTGCTTTAGAAAAGCCAAAACCGGAACTATTGCTCCGATCAAAGCAACTTCCACTAATGATCTTGCTCCAGCCAAAGTCCATGTCACACTGGAAGGTGACACAATAACCAGACCCAGAGCACCAACCGCTCCGCCAATAGCGGCAACAGCCAAAGAATGAATCCAGACTTTCGTAGCGTTGTTCATCGATAACTCGCTTTCTTTGCTGCAGATTTGCAGTAGATGCATGGATAGTTGTCTCCGGCAGATGTCTTGAAATAACCGGCACCCTTGCATTCAGGACATCCAAAAAGACGAATGCGCAATCTGCGAAACCAATGCATCATTGTTTTTTCCTCCTATCTGTCAACCATATGATAATAAGTCAACAAGGATAGAAGGGCGGTAAAAATGACAGCCAACGATACAACGATGTACCAACGATGGTCAGATCGCTTTTCCTGCATTTTGCGTTCAGCATCCTTTCCTCTTTGCTCCGCAATGTAGGCACGAAATTCTTCAACTAGTCCGGCTCTTCCGGTACCGTCATACAAATCGTTGTTGATTCTCTCCATCTGATTACTGATTGTCGCCATAAGAACCATTACCTCCTGTCGCCATTTTTCCTCTTCAATCATGTCATTTTCCGCATTTCTGGCCATCATCATTTTTCTCCCGCAATGCATCAATTACACATCTTTGGTCAACTCTATTGTTACTGCGTGTCTTCTCCTTCTTGCTTGCGAGTTAGGCATCATAGTGCATACAAATTAAAGAAGGGATACCACATCGGCTTGCAGGACCTGTGACGCTCCAGTAGCCGCCATTTGCAGGCTGCTAGTGGACACCGTAAATGCAATAGTAAGGCCCGTCCCGTTGTACGAAGAAATCACCGTAGCTGTCCCCGATTGGCTCCAGCCGACAAGCCACCACCCATTTCCTCCCGTAGTTGTGTTCCAGGCATTTACGAATGTCAGACCTCCTACCAAAGTCAAGGTGGCGATGGTGGATGGAGTGCTATTAATAGTCACCGCGTGCTGTGCGCCGATATTGGTACCCGTGGTCAGCCCTGTGGCAGTAATTGCTGGTGCGTCGAGTCCAACAGATGCTGTCGCCACACCATTATTAATAGTCAGCCAGGGAGCAGTGCTATTGTAGGAATATCCAAGATACAACGGTACTCCAGTGCTCGTGCCTTGCCAAAAACCACTTATATTAATGCCAACGCCATCACTTTGATCATTCCCGGTACTGGCCAATGTGGGATTCGCTCTCGATACGCCCAAAGCAGCGGAAATTTCATTCGTGACAGATGTGCTGCCAATATACAATCCTTGCGTAAGACTGCCAGCAATCTGCCCGTTTGCGTTTTGGTTTACTGCCGCTGAACTGGAGAAGTAGGATTTAGAAGCAATCCCAGTGCTATAAGTGCATGGTACTTTCAAATAGTTTAGAATGTAGCAGTCGATAAGTTGCATGTCGGCGCTGGCATTAACTACCTGAGGAGGCTCGATTGAGTAAATAGTCGCTAATCCGTGAGCATAGCCGGAAGGATCATACCAATCGGTATATCCGGTTGATCCTTCTTCCGAATCGATCCGTACCGCAGTAATAAAGCTTGGGCTGATCACAGACGCCGTATGGTAACAACCCTGACACCAGTATTCAACCACTGAGATACCATTGCCACTGAAGTAAGATGGACTGGTTGTGCCCCCGTTAAAAACGATGCCGTCATGGTTTGTGTTACCTGATGCGTTGAGTACCGTTGTATGCTCGCTTGCTACAAGACCGTAGTACATTCCCGACGACCACACGTTGTTGGCAATATTAATCACGTTATTGCCAATGTGCGGATAAATAATTCCGTTTCCATTGGTGCTTGTGGGCCATTGCGGACTGGGCACATTTATAAGAGAGGCTCCAGAATCAGCTTCAACATTTTCGGCTATAAGGTAAACAATATTACTCCCGTCGAAAAGTTGGATGGATTGATTCGGATAAGCTCTCAACACAATATTCTTTAAAGTCACACCAATGTTGGTGAATGGCTGTGATCCACCTGCGGTATAGTTATATGCGCCGAACATATTACCAGAGATTTGATCTGTTTGAATCACGGTGCAATATGTGCAACCCGGCGTTGGTACGCTAGTTCCCTCTAATTCAATAGGAATGCCCGCCAGATTAACGGGATTGCTTAGGTAGGCAACTTGCGGCCACTCGATAATTGCATTGGCGTAGGAAGTATCCTGCAGCGGGCCGTTGACCCGATAGTAGCCATTTGGAATGGAGATTTTGCCGCCGGTAGATACCAGTGAGGTAATGGCAGATTGGAATGCATTGGTCTCATCGTGGTGCATTATCGCATTAGTTACGGATGTGCTAATGGCTGGTGAAATAGTCGCTGTGCTGCCGGTGCAGGCCGTCACAGTCCCAATATAGTTTACGCCCGAACTACCTGCTCCTGCGATATAAATTTTCTGGTTCCCGTATTGCACTCCTGCATTGGTAGAGTCGAATCCAGTAGCCGAACACGTTTGGTTCAGTGTAATGCTTGTAGTTCCCGCCGATGCAGTTGTTGCAATCGGCGTTATTTCATTCAAAACCGTTCCAGTTATAATTAAAGTGGTGCTACCAGAAGAACCTACAGGACCCGTAAGAATAAGATTGTTCCCGCTAACTGCTGCGGTAACGCTCGCACTTACAATATTAGGATTGGCATTGATAAGTGCAGCCATTGCAGATATTGTAAGTGGAGAAAAACCCGGACCGACGACATAAGCCGTTCCAGAACTACCGACTTTTACAGTGATTTCCCCTGTTATAAGATGCCATGCCGCAGACAGAATAAATGTGGCCGTGCTGCCCGCGCTTGCGGTAGAAGCCGTCGGAGTTGGATTTGAAATCAGTGACGACGGATTATTCTCTAGCCAACCCGATGCGTTGAAGTTTTTAATGCTGATAACTGAACCTGAAGGATTGCTGTTGTTTAATTCGGTTTGCGACGAGTTGATTTGGCCACCCACAGATTCATTTCCACTGATGGTCGCATTTACAGCTGAGAGATTGCCTGCTATGCTCAAGTCACCCGCCATGCTCTGCGTAGTTGTTTGTATAGAAGATATTCCTCCTAGATTTGCTAAAGTAGTCACTGCTGGAGTTCCGGTATTTCCTCCCGTCCATGCCAATGGACCAGCAAGAGTCTGCGTGCCAGTAATTGTAGTCGAAACACACCCAAATGCAACACAATCAAACATGAAGTTATAATTAGCATATAGTCCTGTCAACGTTACGGGAGCAGGATAAGTATTCGGACTTATTCCTCCGCTAAGCACAACATCATATCCCTGTCCAATAGCCGTATAGAATATCCATTGACCTGCTGTCGTTGCAGTAAAAGGATTTGTTAAAGGCGTGCTAGACGAATCAGCATAAATTGTAGCAAGCGTTGTTGTCCCAGTTAAATAAACAGTTACCGTACAACTTGGAATAACACCTTGCAAATAATTGCTTGATTGCAATCCAGAAGTTTTTGCCTGAGCAGCGCCAAGATTGCAATAGTCCATAATCGCCCCAATCTGAGCGACTGCCGTGACAGAAAATAAAATCGGCGTTACAAGTAAAAACAAAAACCATGCAATCTTTCTCATTTCACACCTCACCCAAGTCTTTCCACAAACGCATCGACGCGATATGCGCCGCCACTGTTACCTGCTACAGTTGTGGTGTATTGCAAAGCAACTGGTGTAGCAGAATAGAAAGTTGTTGAGAGACTCTGTGTAGAACCCAAAGAAGTCAGATCAGCGGTAGCAGATGCTGTGCCTTTTACAGTGACCAATACTGTTCCAGCAGAACCCGCTGTAGTGGTCTGCACAGATGCAGTTATGCGATAGATTCCAGCAGCCAGCGTTGTGTAGAGCGTAGTTGCAGAAATACTGGACGCCTGAGCAGTGAGGCTATATTGCACAAGTTCAAGTGCTCCGCTGAAGTGCAGGGCAGTGCCACTGAGCAGTGGCATGTACCCATCTGGAGCAATATTGGTATAGGACGATCCACACGTTACCTGACCTGCTTCTACGCTACTTAGTGCGTTGAATACTGTAGCACTTACTGCGCTTGAACCAGATAAATTAATATTGACTACGGAGTTATTGTTTGTTGCAATAAGACCGCGAACAATAACAAGTCCACCATTACTCATATCAATATTTGTGTAAGCTCCGGTAGCCAATGCTTCACAGTCAATGATTGTGAGTACCGTAGACGAAGTGGAACTTGTCGCACTTTTCCAGCGAGGCGTTCCGACCACATTGGTGAACACGGGAGTTGCACCAACATTCAGCGTAACAAGCGTATTCGACAGAATGCTCATGTCAAAGAAATGTTCATAGCCGCTGGTAAAAATTCCACCCGTACAAGTCAGTGATCCGCCAAGGCGTATTGATTCTGCGGATGAAGTTGATGTATAAGTCAGACTTCCCGTAGTGGAGGTATACAGATTTTGAATAATAAAATTGGAATTTGCCGTCAGATTCCCAGTAAATGACCATGACGCGCCATTCCCAATAATGGTCATAGGATAAGCAGGAAAATTCACATTTCCGGTATAGGTATAAGCCGAAGGTGTGGGCACAACGAAGATAACGTATGGACCCGTTACACTTGCCACACCAGAAGTCAATTGAGCCAATGTTTGATATGGCAACAATGCGGTTCCATTTGGGGTATAACTATCCGTACGGGTTCCGTCTAAATAAAACAACGATGCCGAGCTGTTGGGATACGCAAATGATGTTGTACCAGATGCAGACTGATAAGGTTCAGCCCCAGTTGTCCCGCCAGCTAAACTTGTCGCCACTGCGGCAGATCCATAATTTCCAACCTGAACTTGTCCACTCATACTTTTACCTCGTCAACAAAACAGTGATTGCTACCGAATTCGTTAACGTAACGACCTGCGCACGAACATACCTTGCCCAGAACGAAGGCAATTCTACCCGTCCAACGTAAGAAGAATTCAGTCCACTGGTCATTGTGTTGATTGTCACGTAATGCGCATCTGTGTCTACATCTGCAGTTTCGATGTCTACTTCAAAAGTTCCCGGATCGCCGCCAAAAGACAATTCCAAAGACATGCCCCAGGGATAAAAATTCCCGCGTTCCCGGTGAAGCTGGTAGGCAATGCTCGCAGTTCCGGCCGCCACAATTTCGTTTTGAAAAAGAAACGCCTGGCGATTTTCGTACAGTAATTGCGCTTGCGATGATCCTGGATAGCCCGGCATGTTATGCTCCCCATCCGCCAACATTGAGTTGGCCTTCCACTGTGGAGTAAGGTTCGCCAAACGCCGAAGGAAATCTCTGCATTTTGGTGAAATACAAATCCACCAGATTTCTGTCCATGTTGCGGATCAGCTTCAAACGGTTGTCATATTCGGCGCGCGAAGCTTGCATAAGAAATTGCCAGTTTGCTCCCGCTCCACGTTCCATCTCATCGCCCTTCTGTGATTCCTTCCACAGATAGAGCATTTCGTAGGCACGCAATTTAACTAACTCGTCTGTCAACGGGAATGGCAAAGTATCAGAAGAATTAACCAGTGTTGGCCAATTTGCCTGACAACCGAAGGTATAAGGAAGTTGCGTAATCGGATGTGGCCACAGTTCAAAGAGCATTTGCCCATAGGTCGCACTTCCGGTTCGTGTATCCATCTGGTAAGGCACTACGTAGAGCGGTTCATCAAAATCTGTTCGTTCCGCATCTTCATTTGAAAGATCAATTTCTGTTTTGCTCCACCAATCCATCGAATTGTTATTGGTGGTGTCGCGAATGTTGTACCAGCGTTTAAAGCCAACCGGTGCTGGAAAGTATGCCTGGTACGCCATATAACCCGCATTGAGTTGAGCGGGGTCCATCCATAGGCGATCAATCGTCAACACTACAGCAGAAGTATTTGTCGCATCTAGCGCAATGACGTTGTAAAGCGAATAATATGGAACGCGGATTTGATACTGCGTGATCAACGGCGGATTCGTGATCGTCGCTAGCCATGCGGCTGAAGCTGTGGCATCGCCAGTAATTGTATCTGTGAATGGAGTGACGGTAATTTTACCCGGACTAAGAAACTCAATCGACGGACCGCCCAATAATCCAGGCGTCAACCAACCACCTTCTTGCAGTTGGAAACTCCAGACGTTTTCATTTTGAATCGTAGCCAATGATTCATTAAGCTTGGTTTTAACCAAGCCGAGGTTGCATCCGGGAATACCGAGCAACTCCTGAATCATGTTGGAAAAAGCCATTTTTGCTCCTGACCAAAAGCGGCTCTTGCAGATCGCTCCGCATGAGCCGCCAATGTGTCTCCGGGAGAAGACTTTGTTAAAACTGACCGACGAGCGCTGCAATCTGAAACGTTTTGGTCGAAAGATTGCCGCTTGCCTGGCCTCCTGCAGCCAGGTAGTAATACAAATTCCATGTCTGCCGAGTACCTGATCCAGAAGGTCCAGCAATCGCAAATATTGTTCCGTCCGTTGACATCACACCGCCGCAAACTGCATCGATGTAATAATTGGGCAGCGCAAGTGAAATCGGATCAGCTGCACCACTGGTATACGAAGTAGGACCAGTGCCAATTCCAACAAACAGTCCGCGCCGTCCGACAAATTCCGGATATAGTGCGCCAGCACCGGCACCTTTTCCCAATGCAGTGAGAATCATCGCTGCTCCTTATCGCAACTGCTCGTTAGTCCTGAACCACTGGCAAATTCAACTGCACCTTGAACAGATTGTTGGCGCTGCCTGCATCAATGGCTGTGCCAATGGTCGCCAAAGCATACGTTGTCGATCCGCTTGTGACGAGACCAGTGCTGGCGGAATTGACAAAATTTCCTGCCGTAATGGTTCCATTCGCGAGGCATGTTGCCGTACCAAGTTCCTGAATGAATCCGTAATTGCCCGGAGTGATTGAATTCAGATAGACAACTGCACGACCGGTTTGCACAGGAGCCTGGTCATAACTCGTCACTTCGTTTGGCGAGGTGTTCAACTGTGCTGCCACGGTTCCGACAGAGCCTCCGGTCACCAAAGTGAACGTAGGCACAAAAGTAAAGCCATAACCGCCCTGCAATACGGTCGCTGAAGTAACCGTGCCACCGGAACCAACTACCACCTGAATCAGAGCACCGGTTCCGCCGCCACCCGAGGAAGCAACCTGATAAGTACCAGCCGTCTGACCGGAACCCGCACTGGTGATAACAACCGATTGCACAGTGCTTCCAGAACGCAAATATCCGATTGTTCCTGTCTTCACGTAGGCTGCTGTTGCACCGGAGTCGACATGCACAAAGCGATATCGGCCAGCAAACAGAGTGCCATTGGTCGTGTAAGATCCCTGAAATGCTTCCTGGTTGGTGGCATCAAAAAAATCGCCAAGATTCAGGCCACCAGCCGCAAAAGGCTGTCCGGTGCGGAGATCCGTAAGCGCGGTCGGCGAGGTAAAGTTTCCGTTATTCCACGCTAACCATGTAGGTACAATAGGCTGAAACGGCATGACTTCCTCCTCTAGGCCGTGAATCCGAATGCATAATCGTTGTGGCGAGGCTGGGTATTGTATAGATTCGTGCCCAACCGCATGAACAGTGCATCGATGCTGACGTTGTTCGGCATCGGAGCACGGCGCAGACCAAAGTTCCAGCCCTTCTTGTTTGTTGGCCGGATCTTGAAGCTTTCCGGTTCCAGGAAGTAAAGCACTTCCGAAGGCTGAATCGTGGTACTCGAAGGCAGTCCGGAACCAGTAGGCGAAACCGAAACGTTCGCACCGTTTTTCGTGAACTGCGGAGTCGTAAAGGCCACCGTAGTCGTGCTCGATCCAACACCGTCTGCCAGATTGGTATTACCAGCAGCACCGTTCGCCGGGGCCAGTTCAATGTAGTTCTGAGCCTGAGCCGAAGGTGCCAGCGGGTCGGCATAGATATCCACGCCGTTGAAATTAAATCCATCCCACTTGATGTCATGCTTTGTATTGCTGACATCGCGGCGTTGCGCATCGAGAGCAATGGCAATGGCTTTAAACCCAAACACGTTGGTAATACCCAGCGTCGGATTGCCACCAGCAACCTTGCACTGACTCCACAACTGCATCAAAGCAGCAAAATCGATCTGGCCGGTAGCGCCAGTCGAAGTGCCCAGATAAAGTGGTGTCGTATTCAGTGCTGTGCCGATATTGCCGTTACGCGCCTGACCACCATAGTTGGTGTAGATATTGCCAAAGACAGAGGGATCAATACCGTTGTTCAACGCTTCATCCAGACCGTTAATAGTCTTGATGCGGTTGTCCTGTACCGTCGCTGAAGAAGGCTGGCCATGACGGAATGAATCCATCTCCTGCATGGTATTCATGGTCATCACCATGGCTTCCATGTAGAGCTGATACTCATCCACAATCCGCGACGGACCGGAGTTGATCACACCACCAGTACCGGAACCATCATCCATTTCCCAATCGTCCAGTGGATACCAAGTGGCATACGCCTTCGGCAGGAACTTGATGCCAGTATTGATCTGTTGGCGAGTCACGGTCACAGTCTGGCCGGGATTCACTGCGGCACCCTGCGTACGTCCGTACAGGATGCCTTCCATCATGCCAGCGCCGCCCAGGAATTCATCCCACACGCCAGCCCTGCGGAGCTTGGCCTGAAACGGAGTGTCCACGAAAAGGTTATTAAATACGACATTCTTCCGGACACTTTCCAGGTTCGAGGCGTCGATTTCGTTGTACAATGGGTCGGTAGGCATAACTCATTTCCTTTCAGTCACTTAGGATGCTTTCTGCGTTGCCACAACCGTCAGTAACTGCTTCTTTTTCTGGTAATACTTAGAACGTTGTGCGCGGCGTTTCTTACCCGTTGCGCTGATTCGACGGTCGCGTTCTTCTTCGTAAAACGAGAGCAATTTGCTTTGAAGAACGCTTACAGGAATTTCAATTGGAGAGGCACTGCGCAAGAATTCGAGTGCATTAGTGCCGTCAAGTTGTTCTCTGCGGCGAACAGTCAAAAATGCATAGATCAAGCACATAAAAATGCGCGCTCTATCACCGCAAATATCCCAGGTGTGAACGCCTGTGCCTGTGCCGTTATCGCGCACGCTTCCACCAAACCAATCGCGAAGGCGATATAGCAGTTCTGGATCTTTTTGAGTAACCGAAGCCATGAAGCCGCGCTTTGTATGTCCGCATAACCGACATGTCCCTTCGCCCTCGTAGATCCCGGCAGACCATGCGACATCGATGGCGCTGGGAATCTTCGTGGCGTCAAGTTCCGATCGATTTGGGCGTGTCCAGTTGTTCATTGCGCTTCCATGTTTCGTGCTTCAAACAAAAATGGCTCAAGCCATTTCTGACTTGAGCCATTGCTGATTCCCTGAAGGGGGGCATGTGTCTCGACAATTCTGTTGAATTCACAGCTGCAAAACTACGCAGCTACCTGCTGCTCTGCAATTTCATGCTTAATCGCTTGTGAAGTTGCCTGACGACGCTGTTGTTCATTCAAAGCCAGCGGATCAGGCCGATCACCAGACTTCACTGCGCGTGCAACTTCTGTGAAGCGAGAAGGCTGCGCAATTTTGACATCGGGATTGCTGCCAATCTTCTCTGCCCATTTGCGATCAGTTTCTTCAATCGCTTTTTGCCGAGCTTTTTCGGCTTCTGCCAGCTTTGCTTCGTAAGGTGCAGCCGCTTCAGCCGCAACTTTGGCATCATGTTCTTGCTGTGCTTTCTGCCGTGCGGCTGCTTCCTTGCCAGCAAAATCATATTTCCGCGCTACATAATCGCGGAAAGGCAAACGAGCATTGCCTGCTTCTTCTGAAAGCTTGTCAAAGGAATCCGGCAAAAACTGACCACCGCTCAATCTCTGATATTCCTGCATTGCCCAACCAATATTACTGATCCCGTTTCCCAACCGCTGATCGATGGCTTCCATTGTGAAAGTCGGACTGCCTGGTGTGCCTCCAGGCGCATTGGCAACATAGCGTCCCTGCGCGTCGCGCGGTTGAGCTGATTGGTCTGTTGAATTGGGATAATTCTGCGCCTGATAAGCTGGTGCTTCTGCCGGAATAAATCCTGCTGCGCGGCCTGCTTCATTCTGTGCTTTCAAAAATGCCAACTGTGCTTCCAGATTGGCTTTTTCGTTGCCCCAGTTATTGAGTGCCGGTGCAATGCTTTCGTCATAAAATTGCCGATTTGATCGCTGTGCAACTTCTGCCGCTTCCTGAGCTTGTGCTGCTGCCTGGCGTTCCTGTTCAGCCTTTGCTGCCGCTTCTGCTGCTGCCTGCCGTTCTTGTTCGGCTTTTTGTACAGCCTGCGATGCGGTCTGCCGTTCCTGTTCAGCGGCACTCAAAACTCCGGTGAAGGCAGTGATTGCTTTTGCGTCCAGCGCCGCAATCTGCTCATCATTCAAACCGGATTGTTTCAATATTTCCTGGACTGTCGGCATTTCTTGTGTTCTCCCGGAACATTGTTAATATTGCGGTTGCTGGCCAACTGGTGTTGGTTGTTGAGGACTGACCAAAGCCGTCTGCATTTCCTGAATTCCCTGTGAAACCTTTTCAGCTCCTGCCGCAAGACGTGGATCGGCAGATGCCATTTGCTTTGCAGTTTGATACCAGCGTGCAAGCAGCATTTGCAGCGGATTAGCGGGAGCCTGCGAAGGCGGGGTCTGCGGAGGTGCACCCTGATCGGGCGCACCCTGCGGCGGGGTACCAGCACCCTGTGGAGGAGCGGTACCCTGACCTTGCTGATCGGGCATTGCTTGAGGCATCGTTGCCATTGAATCTCCAATATGCAATGCCCCCGCAAACAGAGATCTGTCTGCGGGGGCTACAAACTACGCCTTAATGGCGCTCCTCTTGCCACGGCCTTTGCTACGACCCTTGCGGCCACGGACCTTTTTCAAATGGCTGGCTTTCACTGGGCTGACATGCTTGCGTCTTGCCATGATGTTTTCTCCTTGGGCTGAAATAGAAATGGCTCAAGAGCCATTTCTGGTCTTGAGCCATTGCTGATTCCCCAAGGAGGGGGGGCATGTCGCTCGATTGATTCTGTTACACCAATATTCCGAAACGTTTTTTGTGTCAAGACCAAAATTACAAAATTTTTTCACCAATACCCAGTAAAGCGCGAATTTCGTTTGCCTGGGATTCGGAGATCTTTGTTCGCTGTTCGACGTTTACGCCTTGAACATTGCCCTGGTTATATTGAATAACCATTTTTCCGTTTGTTTTGGTAGCTTTCAGCACTTCATCCACCTGCGAAACGTTAGTGGGCAATTCAATGCTGACTTCGGTCAGGTAGTAGTCTTTTTGCACTTTGATTCCAACAGCCATCGATTTCTCCTTACGATTCCGAAACTACCGTCCGCGGATTTCCGCCTTGAGCACCCTTTTGCCTGAGTTTGGGGCTTTTGCTGCCACTTGGTGGTCGACCACCTCCACCGCCTTTGCCGCCACCGCCGCCACCGCCGCCACCTTTGCCACCTTTACCGCCTTCACCACCCTGTGGCGGTTCTATTCCCAGTTGCTTCATTAATTGCGCAGCCTGTGCGGCAGCAATAATTTTCAACTTCTGCGTTTCAAGTTCTTCATTGAACCATTTTTCGTGTTCGGTGTTGCCAGGCACTTCTCCATAATTCTGTACATCCAGTTTCTTCATAACTGTGGACCACGAAATTGGGGCATTACCACGCTTCAACTGCAGATATTTCATTTGTTCCTGCATTTGCGTAATGCGCAGCAAGGTACTGGGTACAGAAACCAATCGAATCTGCCGCGCAAACCAGCGTGCACGCGTAAGCTGGTCATATTGCGATGGCGTATTCGGAAACATTCCATTCGTCATCTCATCTGGTAAATGACTGGGAACTAATTCGTCAGGGTTAAAATCAAAAACTTCCCGAGCGATATTGTCTGGTCCGACATATTCCATAATCCGGCTTACATTGAACCATTGCAGAATCAGAAATTTCATTCGATAGCCAATTGCCTTGTTTGCCTTTTCGATGCGTGCGGCAATCCCCTTTGCAATTGGACCGATTGACTCCAACATCTTGTCTGCCGTATCATTGGCAATGTTGGCCTTCATATTTTGAAGATTGCCCAGATCCGTAAGGCCCAACTGAGACTGCTTACACTCCTTCAAATACTTCAAAAAAGTAAAGTGTTCGTTACTTACGCGAACTTCTTCCGGCAATACTGATTGCAAAACGTCTCTTGGTTTGCCATCCAGTCCAATCCGAACATCCTCTTCGAAAATGTCAAAGTGTTCAATCTTTGGTCCACCGGTTTCAGTGTGGTTATATCCCATCGGTGGATTGAGCGTTGCAGTAATAACCTGATCAATTTTCCGTTCGATCTTGCGTGTTGTTGACTCAATAGAACCTACATCGCCCACCAAAGACCGACCTAAAGGCTCCCATGCCCAATCATCCACAACATATTGAATGATCGGTATCTTTCCGTCCCAATCAAAAGCCGGGCCATCGTACATAGGCCGGTCAATTCCTGGTGAAGTAATTATCAGCCGCAGATTGGGATAGACGCGGCAATCTTCTACTGTTGCCGGACGCATAAAAGGCATACCATTACGCATCCCACCAAAAATTGGCTGGCCAATGGATGGGACTTTATAAAACCAAGTTGTTCCCACATCTCCCATCGGCAATTCATAACCGGTATTATTGATGCGCAGATCCCTGACAAATGTGTAGCGAATTTCTGAATAAAGATTTCCAAAGCTGCGGCCCTGATCTCCATACCGATACCGTTCGGCATAATCTATCCGTTTAGCCTGCACTTGTGTCTTGTAGCTACGCGGTCCAACGGTCTGCAATTCGCTTTGGAAAAGCGGAAAGCGCCCATGCGCTTCGGCAATCGGCATATAGTCGTAAATCGTAACGGCATAAGCATCCTGCACATCGTTGCTTCTGGGAATCTGAACAGGAACCACATCCAAAAGTCCCAAGGCTTCAAAAACCATTTTGCGTTCGCCATAGCCATATTCATCAGCTCGCACTTTTGGCCACAGATAGCCAATGCCCATCACGCTGGCATACTGCAAAACTTTGAGAATCTGAAAAGGAAAATCCGATTCCAAATAAACACACTTTGAAACCTTGGTTAGCATTTCAGCGAATTGTTTATAAGCTGGTATGTCCGATCCATAACCAGCAATTTCCCGGACTTCAGCCAACGTCTCGCAGAATTTTCGAATATCATATTTCAGTTCGTTGGTAATTAACGTGGAGCGAGACTTATCTCTGAAAACAGCATCAAAGATACGCATGTTTTGGCCCAACTCTTTGTAGCAAAGCTGTCCTTCAAGAAATCCTTCTCCTTCCTGAATTTGTTCTTCAACCCAACCGACACGTGTGCTGCCGGAACTTTCAAATTTTGGTACTTGCCATTGGGTTGTTTCAGGGTCCATGCGCGCATAGTAGGCAAATATAAGTTACCCGTCTACACCAATTTTTATTAGCGCAGACCTTGGTCAAATCAGCACGCTACAAACATTCAATTAAGTTGAATAACGACATGTAACATTGAATTTGACCAAACACTCGACATTGACCATAATTTCTTTCCTTTTTCTTTATTTGGTTGTATATGCATGTGTCCGCAGGCATTTTGAGAAAACACATTGCATACCTAAATACCAACTAATGTCCTTGTTCATATCCTTCGTTGTGAAGATA